AAAGTGCAAGTTTGAAAGTTGATCCGCCAGAATCAAAATCAAACACACCACCGAGTAGGTCTGATTTAAAAGAGTCAGGTACTATATTAGCCATTTATTTTTCTCCTTAGTTTAAGATGGTGACTCTGATCTAATTGGAGTACGAATAGCACCATCTTCATATTCGTCTCGGCGTCTTCTACCTTGTTGTTCGATAGAGTACGATTGAATTGCTTGCTGATAAGCCTGCGAATAGTATTGTAACATATCTGCTGGACCTTTCAAGTATGCATATGCATTTACCAGACATGCATATAAAAGTAAATCTTGATATTTATTGGAAACATATGTTCCTTGAGTCGAGCCCGGAGAAGCTGTTATTGAATCAGGTTGTTTGGTATAGGCTAAAGTAATAGCATAAGTCGTATCCGGTGTTGGAGCCACAACCCAAAAATTAGCGTCCCAATTCGCATAATATTTTGGAAATCCTGAGGCTGTGTTTGGATCATTGTAATATTCAGTCATAAAAGAGGTGTCTCTTTTTTCTAAAAAAACTTGATTCCCTGATGAGTCTGTAAGTTGAGCATATCGTATAAATCTTAAATCTGAAGGAATGGTTACATATCGGTTTCCAGATTGTAGATTTGATGTTGCATAAAACCTGTTATCATCTGAATCCACTTCTCTATAAATTTTATTTTCAGCGTTTTTAATTATAGTTTCTAAAATAGAATCAGAAAGAACAGAACTATCAACTTCAGTATAGTTTCTAATATCAGTTTGTAAGTTTGCTAAAGTGTATGCCATTATGGTGTTAATGTAACGGGTCCTGCGGTTACCGTCATTCCTCCTGATTTTTCTGTGACAGTTGGAGTTGCACCTAATGTGAAACTATAACTGTCTGAATTAATTTTAGTTATACTATATCCTGATGAATTTTCAAATACTGTAAATGCTACACCACCTGGACTTCCTTCAACATTTCTAAATACAACGGTATCTCCTGTTGATCTTCCATGATTGAGTTCAGTAACAATAATTGTAGTTGATGATGCTGTAATATTAAATGGATTAGCAGGTAATAAATTTTCTGTTGCAGGTTCAGTTCTTGCAGGTCTAGCTTTTGGTAAACCTTGTGGATCTGCTGTATGTGGTTTAGGTTCAAGTTGTGGATGCTTTGGTTCATATTCTGAAATATGTACAAATGCTCCATTCCATTCTGTAACCATTTCTGGATATGGAAAAGCTTGACCACTTCTATCTGAGATCGCTAATGCGTATTTTCCTTTTGATAAATTAGACACTTGGATAATAAGTTTTAGGGGTTATAAATGAACTTGAAGAAGATCCATCTTCTTGTAAAGCTCTTTGTAATTCATCTTCATATAAAAGTTTTAAAACTTGGATTCTTTCTGGTGAATGTTTAACAGCTAATTGATATGCAAGTCCTGCAACCATACAAGGAACAAATCGATAAGGTACGTCTGCATCATTGGTATATGCGCCGGCATCTTCAATTCTTTTTACATAATAAAAATTAATACTATTTCCAGCTTCACTGGATCCAGGAGTTAGGTATAAAGTAATCGTCACCTTATCAATAAATCTTTGAACGAAATATTGTGTAGGCTGTCCTTCAGAAGTTTTATTAGATAGAGCTTGATATTCAGATCTCGATATTTTTGTAAGTGGAGTATCTACATTTGATGAGTTTCTATAGCTTGCTTCTAATATGTCATCAACTCCATAAACAGCTGTAGCATCAGAAGTTCCATCTGCTGTTGATCGGTACATTGTATACTCTGATTGACCATCAACAAGAGTAATAGAATTATTTCTTACTTCCCAATAATGTAAACCTCTGTTAGCCCATTCTTGAAAAAGAATATTTAAAGATCGTCTTGCAGATTTTAATTGATAACCCGATACACCTTGAATACCTATTCTTTCATAAGCTTCTTCAGTAATATCCGCTATCGTAAATCCTTTTTCAAAGGTTGCTGTTCCGGAAGTTGTGTTAGCCACTTAGACCTCCTTAAGCTGTTAAGCCTGCACCTGAATATTTATCTGTAAATAATGTATAAGCAGCAACGTTAGTTTTAGTTTTACAAAAAATTCCTTTTGCAAATAAAATTCCATCTTCTGGAAAATTTAAAGTTAAAACATCTCCTGTTGGAACATCTACAATTAAAAGAGTTGTTCCTGCATTAGATGTTGTTGTTAATTCTAAAACACCTGCTCCATTTCCATCAGATGCTACAGAAATTGCTCTAAGTCTTACTGGAGGTGCAACAATTGCTGTTGCTCCAGCTGCAGCTGTTGATCGTGTTGCTTGTATATCGCCTTTACTTGCCATTTTATTTTCTCCTTAATGTGGAGCTCCCGAAGGAGCTCCATAAATTTATTAGCTAGCGTCCGAAGAAGCTGAGACACCAATGAACTTTAATACAAAAGTTGCACCAGTTGCTCCTGGGTCACCACTTACAACAACTTCAATCTCATCTGGAGTTGCAGTTGCAGCAGTAGTTGCTCCGCCTGACATTCCTAACACACCATTGCAAGGAAAGAATCCTTTGAAACCTGTTGAGTTAGCTGCAGCTGTGATTCCATCTACGAAACCATCTGTATCTGCATCAGTTCCAATATCATTCAAAGTTACAGCATTTGTTGCTGCAGTTGTTACAGAAACAATTACTCCCATTGGAATAAAGTTTGCTGGAATACCAATTGCTGATTCTTTTCCTGTAGTTTGACCATTTGCAACAGTCACAGTTGCTGTGTACTGAGAAAAAGTCATTGTGTTTGTTACATCGCCAGTTGTAGAACTTTTTACGATTGTTTGAAAACCGTTTTCAGATCTGACCGGACCGCTAAATGTAGTATTTGCCATATTATTATCCTCCTAATTACATTGACATAGTCTTTAGGCCGTCGACTATACTCGTCTATGCCAATTTTATTTGTATAGTGTGTATTTTATACAGCAGATTATTAAAGAGTGCAAGCTATCCTTATGAGTGGAAGCCACTTTTATAGAAAAGATATCCTAATTAGCCAGCGTAAAGATGGACTTCGCCATCTCTGACATTTCTAGGATTCTCTTGGTTCTTTAAGATAGATCGTATTACAGTTTTGATCTCATCTCCAAGAACTGACATTTCTGGTGTTACCATTCCGCCATTTTCAAGAAACAGCTCGTTCCATTTAGATTCGAGCTTCAGTTTCTTCGCGAACAACACCATGTTGTCCTGAGCCATTTTTAACCTCCTCATAGGTTATATAGAACTTGTTAGTACCTGTGTACTTTAACTTGTTCGGCTCCCAGTTTATACTGTTTTTTCCCAGATAGTCAATAATTTCTTTATGGACTTGTTTAAGGGTTATCATTGAACTTTCAGTTTCTAGTTCAAACTTTGTTTGCCAATGTTTTGTGAAGATTTGTATTTTATATTTTCCTGTCATGATTCGTCCTTTCTATCAAAAAGAAAGGGCCCCATCAAGGGGCCCTCTCAAAATTAAAATGAATAATATCAGTTAGATATTATGCACCTTCAACACCGAAGATACCTCTAGGGTCAGATACACCAAATGAGTATCTTTCTCTAGCTTTGTATCTTACGTTGCCAGTATCAAAATCACCTTCCATAGCAGTTTTAATTGCTGCTCTTTGGAAGTATTTCATACCGTTTGGCACGTCAGTGATGATGTAAAACGCATCAGTATCAGTTAAGAAATTGTTAACCACATAACCTTGTGGAATCATTCCTTTTGATACAATTGCGTTGATATCATTATCAGCTGTACCGACTCTCTGAGCAGATTTCATTAATCTCTCTGCAGTGAACTGAAGTTCAGAAGGAATAATCATTTTTACTCCTTTTGCAGCGATCTTAAGACCTCTTTCGTCAGTCATTGCAGCGATATCAATTAATGATTGCTCCAATGAAGTCTCATTCAAGTCAGCTTGCGTAGTTAAAGTGTTTTTAAAACTACCAGCAACTGTTGGGTGAGCAGTGTTAAATAAAGAAACACCGTCGCCTGAATCAAAATTGTCAGTAGTTGGTAATCCTTGAATTAAAGGATTAACAGCTTTAACTTGTTTTGTTTGTGCCATTGAACGTGCTAATGCTTTTGTATATCTAGACGCAAGTCTGTCATACAAGTTATCTTCAATAGCTTCTTCTGTGATCGAGAATGCTAAAGCAACTGTTTCGTGAGTGTATCTCGCAGTAAAAGTCTCTTGCGCATTGTCAAAAGATACTCCTTGACCCTCAGCTTTAACTTGTGCTTGAGCGAATCCTGATAACATTACTTCCTCTTCGAAAGCTCTGTCAGAAGTTTCTGTTGTGTATATTTCAGCATGTTGATTTTCATACTGTTTATACTCCAGGCCGAATAGTGCATTCAAACCTGGCTCTAGTTCTTTAACTAGTTGTCCTCTTGATATAGCCATAATTTATACTCCTATTCTCCTATTATGATTGTAACTCAATTAAGTTTGGAACAACCACTACAGATGCAAAACCAGCAGTAGCATCACTGTTTTCAGGATCCTCTGCAGATCTTAATAATCTGAATTGTTTGTCGTCCGCACCAGTTGTACCGATGTCTAGAGTCGCTGATGATTTACCAGTGGTATCGCTACCTGCTGATGCATTCATATCAAACGTTTCTAAGAAAACGGCTTGAGCTGCAGCTGCGTCAGTCGCAACTACATATTGTTGTTGTGGGTTATCATACACAAAAGCGTCGATGTCCTCTGAGTTAGCAGGTGTTATCGGTTGCTTGTAGAAATTTGCCCAAGTTGGCTTCAAAGTAGTAGCCGCATTGTAGAAAATTCCATTCAGTACACCTAATACTGGTGCAGCTGAACCTTGCCCTTCGACAATATAACCTGCAGAACTAGCAACAGCGCCACCATTGTAGATAGTTGTAGCATAGCCCGCATCGATTTTGTACTTACCTAAGCCTTGAGTTGAAGGTGTTGACCCCAACGTTCCAGCAGCAACAAGTCCAAAACCTTGTGTGTTTTTATTTGCCATATTGTACTCCTATACAATTAGTTGTTGTTTGTTAGTTCTCGTTGAATCGCTAAAAAATTAACTTTTCTTTGATCCACCGAAAGTTACACGAGTTTGCCTATCAACATTGATTGGCATACTTGGATGCTGTTCCTTCATAAGATCGTTGTCCATTGCTTCAACTTGTTCACTACTTTGTTTAGCGTAGTAAGCTTGTCTTTGCTGTGCGATCTCTTCCGGTACCCTTGTCAGCAAAAGGCCACCAACTCCGATCACTCCTGCGTATTTTCCATCTTCGACAACGGGGTAGTCTGAATCTGGATATTCATCTGCTCTTACAAATTCATATCCTTGTCTCAATCTTCCTGTTACGTTTTTCGTATCAGTGAAGCCGACACTTTCAGCTCTTACCCATCTATGCCTAAATCCATTTGGCGCAGG